CAATAATGATACCTATTCAAGCTGTCATAGACCTATTTAAAAAAATGACTGATTGGCTAGGACTTACTACTTATGCAGCCGAAGAAAGTGCCGAAAAGATTGCTAAAGCCGAAGAGCAAAACAGAAAGTCAATTGAGAAAACTGCCAAAACACGGGAAGACCTATACAACCTAACCGCTGATATGTCCGATGAGGAAGTAAAGCAATTAGAGAAAAGGATAGGTAAACAAATAAACTTAAACAAGTCACTATACGACATCCAAAAGGACAAGGTACAGCAAACCAAAGAGTCAGTAGATAGAGAGATTGAAAGTCTCAATAAAATTACAGACATGGGCGGTGAGTTAACCGATGAGCAAAAGAAACAATTGTCTGATTTAAAGGATAAAAGAAGAGACTTAAGTCAACAAGAAGTTGAAATAGAAAGGTCTAAACAAAAGGCTATTATTGACTTAAACAGAAAGTCGTTCCAAACTTTGCAAGATTGGAAAACCAAAAATATCAAAAACGAGAATGAACGTGCTAAAGCTGAGTTCAAAATACAAGAACAACGTGCATTAGCCGAAATAGACATCGAAATTCGTAAAGCTAAACAGCTAGGTCAAAACACGACTATGCTAGAGCAAACGAAAAATGAAATTAAAAAGTTCTATGCTACCGAAGCACAAAAGGTTGACAAGCGAGTAGCCGAAGACGAAAAGAAAGCTAGACAAGAACGAAGTAAAGAACAACGTGATGCAGCCAACAAAGCGAAAGAGGATTATATCAAACTTAAGGAGGCTGAGTACAAAGCATTGCAAGATTCCGAGGCTCTTAAAATAGCAAAAACTAAAGAGGGTACACAAGATAGAATTAATGCTGAGAAAGATAAACTAGATGCGGAACTTGGATTCTTGAAGAAGTATCAAAAAGAATTCAAGATGTCCAACGACCAGTTGGCATTGATTGAAGAGGACTATCAAACTAAAAAGACAGAACTGCAAGATGCATTCAATGCTACGGTGACTGATAGTGTAAACAGACAAGCACAAGCCGAAGCTGAACTACTTAAACTCAATGCAACTAATAACGCAGAAAGACTGAATGCAGCTATTAAACTAGTTGAGGTAGAGAGGGATATAGCCTTGCAAAACACGGAGTTAACAGAGGCTGAACGTAGAAAAATAATCAAACAAGCAGACCTAGACATAAGCACCTTAAAGGTAGAGTCTAGACAAGCTGAGTTAAAATCAATGGCAGAAATGCTAGAGGTAGAGCAGTCAATGCTTAACTTCAATTTAGAGCATTATAAAGGTGCAATTGCTGATAGGGTAGATTTGATTCAACAAGCAGCACAAAAAGAACTAGAAACAATTGAGGCACAAAGAGTAGCCGAACTTGCTGCATTAGACTTAAGCCAAAGTGAGAAAGCTGCAATTGAAGAGAAATATAGACAAGCACGTATCACCGCAGAAGAGGGTGCGACTGAAAAGATTAAAGCACTACGACAAGCTGAACTTGCCAAATATCAAGAAACAGCAGAGAAAGGATTGAACGCTGTGCAAGGGTTAACAGATGCTGTATTTGCAAGTAGGTTAAGCAAAGTGAAAAAAGGTAGTGAAGAGGAAGAGAAGTTGATGAAGAAGCAATTTGAAGCTAACAAAAAATTGCAGTTAGCTGGTGCGATTATGGATGGTTTTAAAGCTGTTACTGCATCATTAGCACAAGCACCTATTGCCATTGGAGCAGTACCCAATCCACTAGGTATCGCATCACTAGCTTTTGCTGTGGCAACTAGTGCTGCTAACATTGCAAAGATAGCTAGTACACAATACGATGGTGGAGGAGGTGGAGGTGTCGAAGCACCTAACCCAAGTTTAGGAGGTGGAGGTGTAAGTAGTACACCAGCATCACCATCATTTAATCTAGTTGGACAAGGTAACCAAGCAAACAATCTCGGTGCATCAACACCTGAGGAAAAAAATATAGTAGTAACTGCTGTTGTAAGTGAAACACAGATAACATCTGCACAAAAATTACAAGCATATTATGAGGAGGGTAGTGCATTATGACAATAAGCTATAGAAAATTACTGAACAAAATAGAGGCATTCTGTGCTGCACACATGCAAATTAAAAAGTATGCTGGTGAGTTTCGTGAACAGATGCCAAACTTTTCTACTAAAGATGAAAAGTATCCAATTGTTTTCGTGGTACCAGCATCAGGATATAGTGACTTAAATGCTAAAGCTATCACATTAGACATCTATTGTGTTGATTTAATTCAAGATGACCGAGAAAACATAAATACTATACTATCGGACTGCGAACTCATTTTAAATGATTTGTATATCTACTTTAAGAATGGGAATGATTTTGAGGTAGATGTGGTAGGTACAGCAACAATGTCACCTTTAAACAATTATGACTTAGACTATGCTGCTGGTTGGGTTGCGAATATCACGTTTGAGATTGAGCAGTATGGTGTGTGTGCTATACCTATCGAACCTATACCAACACCTACACCTAGTGATTGTTTACCAGCATCGTATACGATTGAAAACACGAATGATGAAATACTTGCTTTTGGCGATATAAATAGTGGTGCATCACAAGTAATAGTAGTGGGTGATAGTATAGTGACGAACAGCGATAGTACATATACTGAATCAGTAGCTGCTGAAAATACATTAACTTTACCTGACACTAATATAGATATATACGTGAACAGCGTATATCAACAAACTATATCAGTAGTGACATTAGGCAACAACACGATAACAATACAACCATGAGTTACATAGTAAACTTAACAGGCGTACAACCTACCCTTGTATCGGGTGAAAACATCAAAACTATTAATGGAGAAACTATCCTAGGTTCGGGTGATTTGACCATTGATAAAACAGATGTTGGTTTAGGCAATGTAGATAATACAAGTGATGCAGACAAACCTATAAGTACAGCTACTCAAACAGCACTAGATAATAAAGCTGATTTAGTAGGTGGAAAAGTTCCTAGTTCACAGATACCAGCCATTGCTATTAGTGAGTTCTTAGGTGCAGTAAATAGTCAAGCAGCTATGTTAGCTTTATTAGGTCAAGAGGGTGATTGGTGTATACGTACAGATGTTGACTTAACATATATCTTGATAGGCACAGACCCAACAGATATAGATAATTGGCAAGAAATCGTAACACCTACAGGTGCAGTCACATCAGTAAATGGATATACGGGTGTTGTTGTTTTAGACCAAAACGATATAGGACTAGGTAACGTTGACAATACTAGTGATTTAGATAAGCCAATTTCAACTGCTACACAGACAGCATTAAACGGAAAGTTCAATAATCCTACAGGAACAAGCGCACAATACATTGATGGTACAGGAGCATTACAAACTTTTCCAACTATACTAGATGCTGGTAGCCTAATCACCGAAGTTTACAATAACACTGGTGCAACATTAACAAAAGGTACTATTGTCTACATCAATGGTGGTCAAGGTAATTTACCTACTATCACTAAGGCTAATGCTAGTGCTGATGCAACATCTGCACAGACTTTCGGATGGGTACGTAATGATATTACAAATAATAATAATGGTTATGTTATCGTTGCTGGTAAATTAAACGACCTTAATACCAATGGATTAGGTACAGGAACACAACTATATTTAAGTGGTACGACATCTGGTGAGTATACAACAACTAAACCACAAGCACCTATACATCTAGTGTATGTAGGTATAGTTGTACGTGACCATCCGACACAAGGAATTATTGAAGTCAAAATACAAAATGGTTACGAGGTCGATGAGTTACATGATGTACAAATAGCATCAATTGCAAACGACCAGGTATTGCAGTATGAATCTAGTACACAACTATGGAAAAACAAATCACTAACAACAGATAGTGTTGCAGCATCTACAGACAAAAACTACGTAACAGATGCACAGCAAGTAGTCATAGGTAACACGAGTGGAACGAACACGGGTGATGAGACACAAGCTACTATACAATCAAAGTTAGGTACAGCATCAACATCTACAAGTGGTTATTTGACATCTACAGATTGGAACACATTTAACGGAAAACAGGATGCATTAACTCTTACTACAACGGGTACAAGTGGAGCAGCTACTTTAGTAGGGTCTACATTAAACATACCTAACTATGCTAGTGGTGGTTTAACTTATTTCACAGAGGCACAAAGTACAGCAGCACCAAATGCAACTATTCCTGTAGATAGTTTAACAGCTGCAGGAAGTACAACGAATGTTGATGTGGCTATTGTGCCAAAAGGTACTGGTGCATTCACTTTAAATATACCTGACAACACAGCAACAGGAGGAAATAAAAGAGGTGTAAGAGCATTTGACATACAGACATCAAGAGGTGCAGCAACTCAAGTTGCAAGTGGTGCATCGTCGTTTTGTGGCGGAACAAATAATACAGCAAGTGGCTCACGTTCATTTAGTTTTGGAAACAGCAATACATCAAGTGGTACGTACAGCGTTACAATGGGGTCAACTAATACAGCCTCAAATGGTTGTGCAGTTTGTTTAGGTTTAGAGAATTTAAGCTCAGGAGATACGTCAACAACCATCGGTTGGGGCAATACAGCAAGTGGAACATATAGCCAATCTATAGGTATTTTCTCACAAGCCACAGCACAAGGTTCAGTTGCATTAGGATGGTTCAATGTTAGTAGTGGCGACTACTCTTGTACTTTAGGCTCTCGTGCAAATGCTTTTTCTATCATAGGTAGACAAGTATATGCAAGCGGACAAGAGGGAACAAGTGGTGACGCACAATCGTCTAAATTTGTTTTGCATGAAAGAACAACAGATGCAACAGCTACAACATTAACAACTAATTCAAGCGCTGCAAGCACTAACAATCAAGTAATTTTATCTAATCAAGCAGCATATAGATTCAAAGGTACTATTATAGGAAAGAAATCAGGTACTACTGACATTGCTTCTTGGGATGTTGATGGACTTATTGTAAGAGGAGCAAATGCAGCAGCTACTACTTTAATAGTAGGTAATGTTAACCTAGTATCAAACACACCTGCATGGGGTACACCAACACTTGCAGCAGATACAACAAACGGAGGTCTTAGAGTACAAGTAATAGGATTAGCAGCAACTAACATTCAATGGACTGCTGTGATAGAAACAACAGAAGTAATTTACGCATAATAAAAAATAATATGGCAACGTTTCAACTAAAGGAAGTACAAGCAATAGGTACAGCAACGATACAAGCAGATGGTTCACTTGTACAATCATGCATGGTAATCACAGAGATTCAAGGCATCAAAGCGCAAGGTAAAACATTAAGTGATTTAGCTAGTTTCGAAGTGCCAAACTCAGTTATGGCAAACCAACCAGAACCTTTGAAATCAGCATGGGACTATATAAAGGATGTCCTAGCACCTCAATTTGTTTTAGATAACTATTCCGATATATAATGGCAGTAAACAATTATACAGGATTAACTATCAATAATCCTAGCACGGGCATACAAATAACAAAAGTTACAGACTCATCTGCTGATTGGTCATCTGTAGCTAACTCTACTTACTTTTACGATAAAACGGATAAGCTAGTACACTACAAAGATAGCTATGGTAACGTGCTTGAATTATTTACAGCACCTCCGTTTATTCCTGAGATGGAAAGTAGTGAAGTATTTAGAGGTAGAAGTTTTAGATATGACTCAACAACCGTAGACACATATGGAGGCATAGCTACTTTAAACAATGCTAGTGCATTAGGAATAACACCTAGCACAACAGCTTTTTATAGTCGGTTTGTTAGGTTGCGTTATTATGCATCTATCGTTTCAACGGGTAGACAAACAGATATAAGAGGTACAGATTTACAATGGTATCTTTCAGGAGGCTTTAGATTTGTGACTACGTTTAGAGTGGCAGATACGGTATTTGGCTCTACTTGTCAGCAGTTTTATGGTTTAGCTGGTTACACTACTCAATTACCTTATGGTGGGGCATCTTTGATTCAACTTGAAAACCTTGTTAATCTTATTGGTGTAGGTAGCAATGCAACAGATACAAACTTACAGGTTTATTACAACGATGCATCAGGTACTTGTAGCAAGGTAGATTTAGGTGTAAACTTCCCAGCAAATAGGGGAGGTGCAGCACCAGCAGAGATGACTACAATGTATAATATTCAGTTATACAACGAGGTTAATTCGACATCTGTTAAATATGAAGTGATAAACCTTGAAACAGGTGCTGTTACACAAGGCACTATATCAACAGACCTACCAGCGACTACACAAGGATTAACTACCTTTGCATCTCGTTGTATGGGTACACCTACTACAAACACTGGTCAATTTGAATTACATAAATGGGGTTGTTCAGATATAATTAAACAAGCATGAAAAAGTTTACTTTAGCATATACATATAAGGTGATTAGAGATGGTCAAACAGAAATGTGTTTTAGACCATCGGATGAATCAATAGATGACTATTTAGCTACCTATTTAGTTTACAATAATTTGACTGAGGCATTGGCAGATGTAGACAATTGTATAATTCAGTTAACTCCAATTATGTATGATACATTCGAATCAATGGATAACGTACCTATCGAAATACGAAATCAATATGAGTTATAATGGCAACATATAAGGTAAAGTACGCAACGAGGAATAAACTAGCGAGAGCCTTACAACAAGAAGTAAGGAGACTAGGGTTAATTGATACTGGTGCATTGTATGATTCGCTTAGAATCTCGGCAATGACTGGTGAAGAATTAAACAAAATAGATATTACTATCGTTGCACTTTACTATTATTTGTTTCAAGACAGAGGTGCTAAATGGGGAGAAATAGGTTTTATTGAGCCTCAAAATATCACAGAATTATGGTTAGCAGCACCAAGGGTACAAGCTGTGATTGCAGAAATAGCAGCAGACTATATTCAATGGCAGTTTCAAAATTACCCTTTACTACAGATGGCTAAGATATTAAACAACCCTACGGTAAGAGTAGGTTTCGATTTGTATGGTGACCCTAGCGGTAAATGGAATCTAAAAATTGCCCCATCTACATACTAAGTTCCTCTTTCATACTAACCATGTTAAACACGAATATCAATGGCATGTCCGTAATTTCGTTCACCTTGGTAATATCCTCATTTGCTAGGCTATAAATCATATTCTCCCATGCCCATTTTGAGTATCTAGATTCGAGGTCAGCTTGTTTCTTTTCTTCTGCTGTCATCTCATCCATCTCTTCATCGTCACCATCTGCTTTTTGACTAAACAAAGGTTGGTATGTTTGCACAAAGTTTTCACGAAATTTAGAGTAGCTTGTCCATATATTAAACACATCGGTGATAGGTACATCTAAAAAAAGTTCTTGTCTAGTATTTAAGTCGTATGTGTAAGGTTCGTAGTTTATATTAGACCATTCATCTATCTTAACTTTTTTAAATAGAATAGCACAGATGTAAGATAGGTTTTTGATGCCATCTTTAAAGTAGTGTTCAATATCTATAAACTCACCCAAAGAAAGTTTCTCGAATGGCTTAAAAGTATAATGCCCTAGTTTTTGTATATGATTTTTAGATGGATAGCTACGAATAAAATTGACTTTTTTCATCAATTCATTCAATTCATCTAGTTCCATTTCTTCAAATACATCTATATCCTCATCTAAAAGAATAGATAACACTAGCACATTATACTCTATTAATGAATCAAACTCGTTTTTGTCTAGTTCGGCTAGTTCTATAAACTGCTCAAGACTTATATCACTCCACGATTTCGGTAACTGCATCTAGTTGGGTTGCGGTGTTAGATATTTTTTGACCTATGTAGTTGATATAAGGAATGCAAATAGATGCATCAAGGTCTTTAAAAAGTTTAGCTTTATGCTTTAGGTGACTATCTGTGTAGTGTTCAGCACTAGATAAATCTGTTCGTTTAAATATGATAGCCATTACGTCAAGAATGTATGCAGATGGTTTCTGTTTGATAATCTTTTCGATGTGTTTTAAGTCCTTTACGTTTAGCTTAAACTCTTCATCATATGCTTGATAGGTATATCCGTTTAAATCAAATGACTTTAAAAATGAATTATCAAGATTAGGTTGGTTTTCATTCCATTGCTTTACGTATTCTTTAAACTCGGAGAAATCTAAACCATCTACCTCATTCTCATCTGCACCCAAAAACACGAACACCTTTACCCATTGTTCTATCTTGTCAAGCGACTCATCTGCAAGTATTGATGTGATTGTTTGAAACTCGTGTAGAGTAAACTCATCCACTCTGTTTTTGATTGTTGTTGTACCTAGTTCTATCATTGTTGATGTTTTCACAAATGTACAAAAATTGTACACTAACAAATAAATGTGTAAAATAGTTATGAGTGAATTGCCTATAAAGAAAATAACCATAGATGACGAATACAGCGAGGGTAATGACCTTGGTGTCTCTATGATTGCATTCACCCGAAAACCAGCCATTGTTACTAAAGGAATAGCATTCAGTAGTCACGAGAAAAAAATGATTTTCGCAGATGAACCTAAGATGCGTATATGTGCGCCACTTATGATACCTAGCGAAATCTATCGTAACGATGAAGATGGTGAATACTTTGTGCAGTTTACAGAAGAAGAGACAGAAAAAATCTTTTGTAAGTTTATGTCTACTTTAAACAACCAAAATCTATTTAATGTAGAACATACAGATGAGGTTGTACCAGCATATGTACTAGAGGCATGGATAGTAACAGACCCTGAGACCGACAAATCAAAATCGTTTGGCATAGATGTGACAAAAGGCACTATAATGTGTACTGCCCAAATCACGGATAAAGAATACTACAATGAACTTGTAGACTTGGGTAAGGTCGGGTTTTCTATTGAGGGTTTTTTCGGGTTGAAATTTAGCGAACAGGAACAAACAAATACATATACGATGAAGTTACCAGATGGTGAGCATGTAATCGAGGACAAAATCTATGTCGTAAAAGATGGAGAGGTTGTAGAGATTAAAGATGTTCAAGAAAAAGAGGTAGAAGCTGCTGCTGAAGCAGAGGAGTCTATCGAAGAGGAGGTAGCACAAGAAGAAGAAGTAGTTGAAGAAGAGCCAAAAGAGGAGGAGGTAGCTATGGCTGTTGACCCTAAGGCAGATGAAGCAGCTATTTTGGACATTGTTGCACCAGCTCTAGAAGCACTTAAAGCTGAACTTTTGCAAGTAATCGCTGACAAACTTGCACAAGAAGAAGTTGAAGAGGAAGTAGTAGAAGAAATGAAAGAACAAAAAATGTCAGCACACGAAAGATTAATAAAATACAGACAAACGTTTAAAGACTAAAAAAATGGAAAGAAAATTGAAATTTGACTTGGACATCGAAAGCAATGCATTATTGTGTCCAAACCCGAATGAGTTTTACTCACGTGCTTATATCAGTGAAGACATCGTAGATAACTATCGTTCATTACCTGGCATCAAATCGGCTACTAAATTAGGTAACATCACTTTTGGTAACATCTTACAAGCATCTACTTGTAACTTTTCTGCACCAACAGACTTGTTGAATGCAATCGACATCGATGTATGTGCTGTTTCTGCAATGGCTCAAATTTGCCAATTCGACCTAGAGCAGTCATTTGTAGCTTTACAGATGGCACAAGGTTCTAATGCTGATTTCACGGTACCAGCATTCATGAACTACTACTGGGATACTATGTCTAAGCAAATTGGCGAGGACGTTGAATTGATTAGATGGCAAGGTGATACAGCATCTGCTAATGCTACACTAGCATTGTGTGATGGTTACTTGAAAAAGTTAGCTGCTGATGGAGATGTAATCAATGGAGGAACAGGAGCAGTTAACCAAGGTAACGTATTAACGAAATTACAGACAGCATTCGCTGCATTACCAGCTGCTGTACAACGTAAAAAAGCTGACCTACGTATTTTCGTAGCGCCTAACGTAGCACAAGCATACGAGTTTGCTGCTGCATCTGGTAACACTATGACATTTGTAACTGCACCTTTAGCACTTACTTTCTTAGGAGTTAAGGTTGTGGTATGTGAGGGTATGCCAAACGATACTTTTGTTATCACGTTGAAATCAAACATGATTTACGCATTCGATGGAGAGCAAGATGGTAAAGCATTGAAAGCAGTTAACTTGTCTGACTCTGTAGCAGAGCCTTACATCCGTACTCGTGCTAACTTGAAGATTGGTTTCTTCTACACGAACCCAACTGAAATCGTACTTTACGCTTAATATTAACAAAGGGGTAGGTGACTACCCTTTTTAAACCTTTATAAAATGGCTTGTCAAACAATAACATCTATTCTTCGTGGATGCGATGGCAACATCGGAGGTATAACTAATGTGTATATCAACGATTTAGCAAACGTAACTGCGATTACTGAGGATGCTGCAAACTGGGAAATTACTGCAATGACGGTATCTTCGGATTTTAAAGCATTCGAATTTTTAAGAAATACCTCATCTTATGTAGAGGAAGACCAAAGAGATTTAGTTGCTGGTTCAAACTTTGTACGTGCTACTATCACTTTAGTTTTCTCTAGAAGAGAGGCTGCAAAATCTAAAGCAATCAAGATTTTAGGCGAGGGTCAAAGAGACCTAGCTGTGATTGTTAAGGATGCAAATGGCAAATACTGGTACTTCCCATACGCACAATTAGCTACCGTGACTGAGGGGTCAGGAACAGCTAAAGCAGATGGTTCTAAGTACAACATCACACTAGTAGCGGAGAACGAGAATCTAGCATACGAGGTAGACTCGGCTGTGATACCTACTATTATCTAAAAGCTACACTTCAATAGTTGAGCCTACTCTTTATACGGGTAGGCTTTTCTATTGGTGTACAATGACTATTATCTTTGTAATATAGTTATGATATACATTGAAAAGGGGCAAGAAAATAAAGTAGTGTTAACTCTTACAGAGAGTAGCACTATTACATCACCCTATTTTTTGTTTAAGTTTGAGAATGAGTTTAACACCTCATCAACACCTTTATATTGGTCGCCATTAGACCAAAGTAGTTACCCAGAAAGATATAACCTATTTATACTTGACGAACCTACCGACTTGAATTTAATTATAGGTCAATACAGCTATCGTGTTTTTGAAAGTGAAACACCTATTATCGTTACACCATCCACAAGTGAGGAGGGTTTGACTGAGTTAGAAGAGGGTAGAATGCAAGTGATAGGTACATCAACATCAATATACGACTAATGAAGTTATTTGGTTTTAATTTAAGCAGAGACAACTCTGTCAAAGTAGAGGAGGTACAAGGTTATAAGACCTTTAGCACACCCTTTTTAAAAGTAGGTAAAGGTAACCTATCAACACCTTACATTGATGCTAGGGTGCTTGTTAATGGCTATGTTCGATTTGGTTCTGATAACTTATATCCACAACTTATAAATCAGTTATACTACACATCACCACTACATGCATCTATCGTTGACTTTAAAACGAATGCGACAATTGGTGGAGGTTTTGAAGTGATGAAACCAAAATCTATCACAGCTATTGAAGAGGTAGATATTTTAACGTTCATCAAAAGACTTGATTTAAAAGTGGTAATGCCACAGATGACCAAGGACATTATCCTACACAACAGATGTTACTTTAAAATCACTTTCAATCAAACAAAAGATGTTATTAAGGTAGAATTCGTAGGTGCTGAGAAAGTAAGAAAAGACCGATATGGTGAGAACTATTCTATATGTTATGATTGGTCGACATTGATTGATGTTGAAACTATCAAACCATATAAACACGATTGTCACGATAGAACACAGCTATATATATATGAGGCTAAATGTGTTGGTCAAGATGTTTATCCATTGCCTAGCTACACATCAGCTTTCAATTGGGCATTTCTAGATGGTGAGATGTCATATCTTCAAAAGAGCAACATAGTGAACTCTATATTCCCATCTTTTGCAATGATGTTCCCTAAAAAACCTCAAACACCTGAGGAGATGCAAGGTATTAAGGACACCATAGAAAAGGGAAAAGGTGCAAGTGAGGCTGGTAAAGCATTAGCATTCTTTGCGAATAATAAAGACCAGTTACCAACGATTGAGGCTATACCAACAAGCAATAACGATAATCTATTTCAAGTTACCACAGAATCGATTGATTCTAAAATATGTCAAGCACACATCATTGACCCTATCTTAATGGGTATTAGAGTTAGTGGTAAGTTAGGAAGTGGTACAGACATCAAACAAGCATACACTATTTTCGAGAAAAACGATGTAATGCCTAGACGAAGTTTAGTAGAGGATATTGTCAATGACCTTTTCGACATTGCAAAATTACCTTGTTCGATTAAACTCAATAACTTTCAAGTTATCAATGAAACTATTATCGAGGTCGAAGATTCCACGAAGAAAATAAACGATGCACTAAATGCCATGTCACCATTGGTAGCTACGAAAGTGCTTGAATCAATGACTGAAAACGAGATTCGTGCATTGGCATCATTACCTCCTGTAGATGGTGGTGATAAAATTAAATTACAAATAACAGCGCCATGATTTATTTTGTAACCGAGAACTACTTAAAAACAAAAACACCTATCACCGCTAACATAGATGTTAATGCTATCACTCCATTTATATCTACGCAAAGTGATATGCGTGTACAACCTATTTTAGGTACTTATTTTTATCAATATATACTAGGTAAGTACAATGCTCAAACATTAACACCTAATGAAGAGGTGCTTGTGGGATATATTCAACCTGTTGTAGCATGGAGGAGTGCAGAGGATGCAGTATTTGGTTTGTCATATCAACTTAAAAATAAAGGTCTACAAACACAGAATGGTGACTATTCCAATTCAGTTAGTCAGAGTGAGATTAGTTTCTCAATGGACCATTACGCACAAAAAGCATCGTTTTATGAGGCTAGGCTGTATGATTATTTAAAAGATAATAAAGACCTTTTTCCTGAGTTTACTAGCGTTGAAAATAAGGATAGTGATATCAAACCAAGCAAAGAAAAAGACACGGGTTATACAAATAGTTTTATGTTCATATGAAAGGTAATTTAGATA